ATCTTAAAAATAATCGTATTGAGTACTTGGTACTTGTATTATTCTCGCATGTACTTGGCCTTACCTCCAAGGCTCAAGAGCATGTTGCAGGAGTGTGTGCTTGATGGTATGGAAGAAAGGAAAAACATTTAGAAAAGGAAATAGAACTGTTCGTTATATTTACAAGAACGGAAGAAAATCAACCAAGAAATTGGTGACCGTTAGAAAAGGTGGTAGATCTTATCGCCGTAGATACTGAACTGAAGTTATGTCTTCAGTGCGATAACCGTACCCTGAACCGGTTTGTAATAGAAACTGATGCCGGTCAGATTGTTCATTGTATTTGTAATATTTGTTATTCGGAGTGGGTAGAATGAATTGGGCTATTCGTCCTCCCACTTTTAAAAATCCACGTCAATTAGGAGAGGATGTTTTTGAAGATGTTGAAGATTTTGCTGAGTTTTATCTTGCTTTGTTGGCTCATCGTAATCCCGGTATACCTTTACTTACATTATCCGGGACTTTTGCTGGTCTTGCTTATTATGGCGCTCGTTCTGCGGCTTTGTCTGCACCACTTGCACGAACCGCTGCAATGTTTGCTTTTAGGAGAGCCATATTCCTGAGTGTTTATACTGCACCTGTTTCTGTTCCATATTATATTGGTAGAAATATTTCACATGCTATTGATCCTGTTCATGGAGAGGATAGATTTCATTATGCTATTATGAATCCTATAGCTGCTTCTACGGAGACTGTAACAAATTTGGTTACAGCGATGGCTCATCAAAGATATGGTGGTCATCGTCAAGGTGGCGGTGGCGGTTTTTAGTCCACACTACTTATCTTTCGCAGCGAAGCGGAGTGGCCCGTCCGGCCAAGAGGACTAAAGGGGGGGCAACTGACCGAATTTCTCGGTAAGTATTATTACCCCCCCCTGTTTAACAGTTCACATGGCGAAGACTGTGGACTGGAAAACTGATGTGAAGATTAACAAAATATGTAGGTATTGTTGGCCTACAGATTGTAGGTGTTTTTGATGCAGACTAATTTGAGTCGATGGATATTTATTGACGCAAATGAACCCTCTATTATGGGTCTCCATTTTAATGGATATGTCTGGGAATATGTCTTTGTACCTTCTGAGTTATATTATGCTGGGCCTTCTGACTGTATTGTCATAGAATGGTTTCATCCCTCGGAGGGATGGGAATGAGCCAGCAAAAGAGGCATTGGTGTGGCACTATGTGGCCGAAACATATAGGAATTGACGATGATTGTAGTGAAGAGGAAATTATCGATGCTATGCAATCGGAATGGCGTAATTTAGAAAATTTGCCTAATTTAAGGTATCTTGGCGGCCAGATTGAAAGGGCCGATACCGGAAGACTTCACATCCAATTTTATGTAGAGTTCTCGAAATCTTATAGGATGAAAGAGGTTCTACGATCTTTAAGTGCTAATATAGAACCCCGAAAAGGGACAAGAGATGAAGCACGGAAATATTGTCGCTCGACAATATATAAAGGCAAAGTAAAAGGAAGAATTGTTCTTTTGCCTGAGTTTGGAGAATGGCGAGTTGAGAAAGCATCTGCTGTCTCGCCAAAACAACGTGCCTTGCAAATGTTAAAGCAAGGTTTTTCTCCATCTGATATTTTACAACATGACCCGGATGTGTATTTTACACACTTCAGGGCAATTGAGGCAACCTATGGATTGCTTACTAAAGCCGGGATAATACTAAGTACCTCCGGCGAAGAAGAGTAATTATGGCCCGCCGTAAATCCTCCCGTAGAGGTTCTAAGATACAGCCTGCTGCTTTGACTTTTAATATGCCTTTACCGCATAATAGAGATAATAAGTCTCATTATATCGATTTAAGTCAAGTTGCTTCTATTGTTAATCGTAGATTTTATCGACAAGGTATTCAATGGGCAGTTGGTGGTTTTACCCTTCATACAACTGCTACTAGTGGCGAATGTCACATCTTTAAGGTTCCATCGACTTGGATTGCTTCAAACGCATGGGAGAAGTCTTTTCGCCTTTGGCAAGACATGATTAATGATTCTACTTCTGAAGCTCCTTCTTTGAAGCCTCGGTTTTTGGATTTTAAGGTATTTGCTGATTATAAACACCATGACTTAGGTGTTGATGCAAATATGCTTCCTGCTTCTAAAAATTCTTTTAATAATTGGACATTGGCTAATCGTGGTACTTGGGATATGAGTTCTATTCATGTTCCTGATTCAGGTAACCCCGGTTCTACTAGAGAAAGAGATTTGATATTTGTTGGCCCTAACAAATACGCTACTACTGGTGCTTCAGGTAATTATGCTGTTTCTATGATTGATGGTTATGCTGTTAGTAGGGCTTTGCCTAGTGTAACTGACCCTAACATGCCTGCTGAGTCTGCTGATGCTGCTGGTTCTGCTGCTGAGAATTGGATGCAACAATTAGTTAATGATGGTATAGACCAAGATGCTGAAGTTATTGGAGATTTGATTGAAGAAAATAATCAGGCTCCTTATCCTTTTGAGGGTGGAGATGACCAAGTTGGTGGTGTTTACAATGAAACACAATATCCCGGTGGTCAAGATCAACTTGTTGATTTAGAATTCCATGACCAAATGAATGTTACTTCTACTACTGTGAGTGGAAAGGTTACAGCTGTTGGTGGTACTTTCCCTTGTGGTTTAATTAAATTGTATTACAGTGATGCACTTGGCAAGGAAACTGATGATCTGTCTGTAGCGGATTATCGTTCTGTTCTTCAGATACATTTAGTCCCGGGTAGTCATAGAGGCTATCTTTGTGAACCTATGACGGATATGTGATATTATGGATGCTACTACAGAAACAATTGTTCAGACTACTAAGATGTCTATGGTTATTGACCATCTTAAAAATAATCGTATTGAGTACTTGGTACTTGTATTATTCTCGCATGTACTTGGCCTTACCTCCAAGGCTCAAGAGCATGTTGCAGGAGTGTGTG